TCGATTGAGGATTATGCCAAAGCCGGGAAAACCCTTATGGCTTTTGGGTTGCAAGCAAAGGACGTTATGCCGACCCTGAAAAACCTTGCTGATGTTTCAATGGGCAACTCTGATAGATTCGGAAGCCTAGCCTTGGCATTCGCGCAAACCACCGCAGCGGGACGACTGATGGGGCAGGAAGTTCTACAATTTGTGAATGCCGGATTTAACCCGTTGCAGCAAATATCCAAAAAGACAGGAGAGTCAATGGCGCAACTCAAGAAGCGCATGGAGGACGGCGCAATTTCCGCATTGGAGGTTAAGCAAGCATTTAAAGAAGCAACATCGGAAGGCGGATTGTTTTTTGGAGCGATCCAAAAAGGAGCGGAAACCACAAGCGGAAAAATTGCCAAGACTAAGGATGCAATCCTCGGCGTGAAAATCGCATTCGGAACCGGATTCAATGACGGACTAAGAGTCGCGCTTGATGCGATGGGTGAAGGAATCCCCAAACTCGAAGGCAAAGCTACTGAAATGGGCAACTTACTGGGAATGAGCATATCCGACGCAGTAAACGGCGATATTACCCGCTTTGTAATGATTGGCAGTATCATAGGTGATGCTATCGGCGGAGGCTTGAAAATAGCTTTTTCCGAAGCATGGCAGCAGCTTGGTGGGTTCATGAACACGCGGAGAAACTTCATTACCGGAGAAGTCAATCAGGAGGATGCGAAAAAACAGGAACAAGATCGTCAATACCTCCGCGAAAGCATGGGCAGCGAACTTATCGAAAAAATCCGCACTCAATACAAGGATGCAATCGAGCTACCAAGTAAAGCAGTCCCACGCATGGTTCCTGGTGCTGAGGGATTCCGATACGCCCAGCCAAACGAACCGGCAACCATGATGAACGGCGAGCGCGTTGTAAATATCCTTTCCGATGCAGTCCGCGAGCTTCAAGCGGTTAATCAAAAACTTTCCCCCCAACCCTAAGCCATGGCACTCAAGCAATTTCTAAGCTCGGCAATCAAGCTGGTTCCGCAAGCCGGATTCTCCATTACTTCAACGGAAAACGGAGGCGTCGAGGCTCAGCAAGACGTGCTAATCCGCACCGCTGACCTTTCGACCACAAACGCGTTTCAGCGCGGCGCAAGATGGGACAGCATATTCCCCGAAGTGCCGTCCATCTATCGCCGGTTCACATTAAAAAAAACCGAACCGACTGATAGGGGGGATGGATACACGCTCATTAGGTGCACGTTCACCGGCTACTCATACGCGGGAAACGATTCCAGCGGCGATGAGCTGACCGTGGCGACAAGCACGCTGTCTGGGCAGCTCAATCCCGATGCTCTTTCCTCCCATCCCAAGTGGGAGCCGTTATCTGCGGCTGAAAAAACATCTCTAGGAAACCTATTGAGCGGCGAATGGTCTTACATACAAGACCCATTCACGCCTGGAGAATTTGCATTAGCCTTAAACACCGTTGATGGCGAGTATTCAATCCGGCCAGCGGCAGATCAGGTCACGTCTGAAGACGGATTGATGTTCCTAAAGATCATCGCAGAAGGCGAATCAACTTGGGATCGAGCTGGATGGACATACAGTTATCACACCGAAGGATCGAAACCCTTTACGGCTGCGCAGCTCAACTCCCTGAACAAGATCGTGGCAAACCCGCCAGGCAACCCGCAGAAGCCATCTAGCGACTGGTGCTACATGCTGGCATCGGCAAATCAAACACAATCCGGCGAGGATAGGTTCATCAAGACCCTCGACTTCCGGCTGATCCCAGACAACGCAAAAAATCAATTCCTTTACGGCGCATGAACTTCTGGCTAAAAGGTAACGTCACGATCCCGGCAAGGCCTCACACGGTCGGCGGTCTGATAGGCTGGGCGCGGGGCGTGAATCGGGCATTGACTGAGCTAAGAGATCGGAAGATTGTCGGCACGGTCGCAAAGGGAACCAATAAATCAATAAAACCGCCGCTATGGATCACGCTGCGGAAAGTTGATGACGATCCGATTACATATGAGGTCTATGCTGAGTTCGGTCATGTCGTGCCTCGCCACAATGCCAGTGATGAGACGGGCGCTCCAATCGAGATTACATCCCTGCCAACACCCGACGCGCCGCTTACTGTTATCGAGGACGACAAGCTCTGGGTCGAGCTGACGATTGATGCCGAAGGCAAATGCACGGCGGCAGAGTTCGACAGCGGAACCGCATGGCCGGATGATGCTCCTCCCGAGCTTATCGGCGGTGACGACCAGACAGGCACGCCTGGGCAACGCTACATCCGCATTGCTGAGATCGTCGCCAACCCTCAAAGCACGACAACCCCACCCCAACTACAACGCAACCAACTCCACACTGGTCACATTGACCATTTTCAGCCAGAGCTATTGGAAAACACTACGACATCACCGAGTGCGGGAGAAGCGCGTGTGATGAAGCAGTGGAACACAACAACGGGGGCTTGGGAGTTGAGATATTTGACTGCCGGAGATGGCATCACGATTACCGAAAACGCCGACACCATTAACATAGAGATAGATTCCGCCGGAATCCCGGACGGAGAGACAGACGGCGATATGCTGTATTGGGACGCGACTGCCGAGGAATGGATTTTATTGCCTGCCCCTTCCGCCCCCGATACCGGCAAACGCTGGGTCATGCACCATGATGGCACCGCGCCAGAATGGGTTGAATACGACGAGGTTACGGTAAACATCTGCATAGATGGATTACCGACCGAATACACCATCCTTGGGATACCTACGCCATGAGTAATCACCTGATCCAGCCTATCGACATTGACGGGACGCTCTACTGCTGTGACTCGGGAGGTTTACCGAATTGGCGGACAATAGATTTTCTAGATGGTGATCTTACTGGCCCCTTCGGTGATGCATGGATTTTAATTGGCGAAGGAGGATTTTACGAAAGTGGATCAGGCAGTGTTAAGTTTGCGACATGTTGCATCTGGAAAGCCACCGTCGTTGCTCAAAACCCCAGAATGGGGACAGGCACAACTTTTACCATTAGGGTCGAAATTAACGACGTGCTAATCCAAGAAGAAACTTTGACGGGCGATGGAACCATCGAAATCGTGGTTGATCTAAACGATCTCGGATTGATGGGGCGGGCATGCGGCAATCTTTGGGTAATTTATGCGGAAGCTGATTATGTGGATGATTTCAACGGCCAGATTGATGTTGCCATCGAAGATGTGACATTCGGGCCACCTGTTTGACTTTCGCCACGCATCGGGTAAGCCTTCGCCATGACTCTTTCCGGAACAGAAGTGCGATTCGGGATGTTGGCAACCGCCGACCCCAGCGCGGTTAACGTCAGCGGCTCGCAGAGCATCGGCACATCAGCGCGAGCACTCACCTACACGGACGTTCCAACCGTCGCCTATTCGCTCGCGATGCTCATTCAGGACGGCGACACGCTGACCCTGAACCTCTCGACCGGCGCAGTCACCGGCACGGTAGCAGGCACCAACCAAGTCGAGACTGCGACGATTGTGGCAGCAGCCGGGGCAACCACGGCGGGCAACCTCAACGTGACCGTCACCTCTGCGCTTGTGACTGGATCGCCCTTGCTTGTGCCGGTTGCATTGCTGCTGACCGACGACACCGCTGCCAAGGTCGCCACCAAGGTTCGGGCAGCATTGACCGCCACCGCCGCAATCACCGCGCATTACACCGTAGGCGGCACGAGTGCAGATTACAGCCTGACAGCCATCGAGAAGGCTGCGAACGATTCCACGCTCAACCTCGCGCACGCCAACGGCACATCCGCAGGCATCACGACCGCAACGACCTCGACCAATACCACGGCGGGAGTCGGCACAAGCCGGGCATTCAAATTCACAGGCGTGACTTGGGACGCGACCGACTACGAAGGCCGCGCTCTGCCGACCATGACGAAAGTCCACTCGATCCTGATCCGCTCGGATTCGACAACCGGGACAGTCGAGATCGCCGACGGCACGAACACAAACATTTTCACCGCTCCCTTTATGAGCCTGCAATCCAGCCCAGCCGGGGCGCACCCATCAGCAGGGGACACAGTGACCTTCGAGGGAGACGTTGCACCTATCACGCTCTACATCGACATCCACGCCGGAGACTAACCAATGGCCGATACTATCTATCTCATCCGGGGGCAAGACCTCGACATCACCGCGTCATTCTTTGATGACGCTGGCGCACCGATCACCATCGACGGCACGTTTACGGTAACAAGCGCGATGCGGTCGATGCAGAGCTGCAATGATGCGTTCTCGCTTGCTCCGACCGTATCAGGCGGCAACGTGGTGATCCACCGCTCAACCGACGACCTGGAGGATGCGAAGTATGTCTTCGACATCGTGCTAAAAACCACCCCCGGCAACCGCGACATCACCACGCGGATGTATCTGCAACTCGACCAACCCATCACCCCATTGACATGACCACCGCGAACGTCACACAAACAGGAGGCGCGGCAACCGTAGCCGTGACCGTATCGCGCGGGTTGCAGGGCGTGCAAGGCGATCAGGGCGAGCAGGGTATCCAAGGCATACAGGGCATCCAAGGCATCCAAGGAGCCACCGGAGCGCAAGGCGACCGTGCCGGTCTAAAATACACGTTCGACACGAACACGAGCCCGGGCGCACCGAGTCCAGGTCATCTGAAATTCAACAGCTCGACCCTGAGTGCAGTCACTCAAATTTCGATCAGGGACACGGACATTGACGGCACGGACACCAGCGCACTGCTGAATTTGATTGACGACTCAACCTCGACGATCAAGGCGCGGGTCGTCATCCGCAGCAACTCGAACGCGGACACCAGCCATTTCAACTTCCTCGTCACCAGCGTGACGGACGAGGGCAACCATCACCACATCAACGGGACATTCGTGTCCGGCTCTGCGTTTGCCAACAACGAGGCCGTCACGTTCGACTTCTACGCGACGGGCGACAAGGGCGACAAGGGCGACCAAGGAGACACCGGAGCAACGGGCGCAACTGGTGATACCTCAGTCATCCCGATTGAGACAGTCTCGACCACCACCCGCACCGTGACACCGAGCGACGTAGGCAAGAAGCTGCGGCTGACCAACGCCAGCGGCTGTGCCATCACGATCCAGCTCGATGCAACCGCGCCCTTCACACTCGGCCACATCCTCTATTTCCGCCGCGTGACAGGCGCGGGCGTGCCGACGATTGCATCCAACGGCGTGACGATCAACAACTCAAAGCTTACCTCGATCTTTGAGGGCGACGACTTCGCGCTGCAAAATGTCGGTGTTGACACTTTCGACTTCACTTAATCCGCCATGTCCCTGCTCTATTCACGCATTGCTGCAAGCCGTCGGGATGCTGACGCGGATGCTTACATCTCTGCAATCAGGACGGCAGGAGCAACCGTGACCGCAGCGCAACGTGATTACATCAACGACTTTATCCGTGGTGAAAAGATCGCAAGCCGCTGGGACTCGATCAAGAGGTTCTACCTGCCCATCTGGGGCGTCGCTGCTGCCAATGCGATCTGCCTGCGCAGCCTGACAAGCGGGACGTTCGTGGGTGGCGTGACGCATGGGGCAGGCTTTGTGCAAGGTGATGGGGCGACTGGTTATTTCGACACCAGTTCAAGATTTGATAGCTTAGGGCTTTCAGTCGGAAGTGGTTATTTGTTTTCTTTGATTTACTCGGGGACATTAGCAAGCTTAGCTCAAGTTGTCGGTGCTGGAGTTGGGGCGACTAACAAACAAACAGTTTTGGGTCAGGCTGCGACCGCCGGACGCGCCAGACTTCGTTACTCGGGGACAGGAACTGGAAGCGTTGAGGCCACATCAACAGTAACAGGAATTATTTCAGGATCAAGAACGACTGGAAACAGATCAATTTACAGGCGAATTACAGCCAGTCGATCAACACTAATATCGACATCGGGCGGAGACAGCGGGACATTGCCAGAATCGAATGTTTACGCGCTGGCTAGCAATAGCAACGATGCGGTTGGTGGTTCTACGCCAGCAGCTTACTCCAATGTTCAGCTAGGATGCTATGGATTTGGATTAGGCTTATCAGATTCAAGCGATTCGTTATTTACACTCGCCCTCAAGAACCTTTGGGAAGGCACCACCGGACTGACACTGCCATGATCGGATTCGTCGTCACGCCAGAGCAAGCGCAAGCCGCCGCCGAGGCAGTGGCTGCGGTGCAGGTCGCGCATGGCTCGCCCGTGTTCTGGCAGCCGGGCGCATACCCGATCCACAGCGGCGAGCACGCCGGGCAATACTTCATCCCCTGCGACACATCAATCCTCTCGACACCGCTCACAGGCAGCCCGGTTAAGACCCCGCCTGACTATGCCGAGTTCACTTTCATCATCGAATCAATGGGCGGGCTGGACGCTCGCATTGACATTGACCCATCAATCATCACACCTACGCCCGACCTATGACCGTCCCCACTGAATGGATTTTAACCGTGCTGATCGCACTTGCCACCGTTATTTCAACGCTGGCCGCGATCATCTACCGCTCACTCTCGAATGAGATCGCCACCCTGCGCGGCATCGTCACTAAACTGCAAGACGACGTGCAACGCCTCAGCCAAGGCTGCGGCCTTGGGACATGCCTCTACAAAAATCGCCACCTATGAAGACCACACTAATCGGACTGCTTGCAGCCGCCGCCGCCGCCATCCAGACAACCGTCCAGGATGGCAACTCACTGATCGACTGGAAGACATGGATCTTGCCAGTATCCCTCGCCGTCCTCGGCTATCTCGCCAACGACACAACCAACACCCCACGCCGATGAAAACCATCCTCGCCCTCGCCTGCCTCGCGCTGGCTTCCTGCGTCTCGACCATCACGACCACGACCTCGCCTGACGGCACCGTGACCGTCATCGAGCAGCGCGGCATCGACCAGGCATCCGTCGTGGCTGCCACCGAGATCAGCCGCAGTATTCGCGTCACACCGACTAAATGACCAAGGCACAGATCATCGCCCTGCAAGAGCGGATCGGCACTAAGCCGGACGGGTTATGGGGCGATGTATCGACTGCCGCCTGTCAGCGTCACCTGCGGGCACTCATGCCCACGCCTCATCCATGGCCGACCGGCGACGACGCGAGCGTTATTGCCCGGTTCGGCCAGCCGGGCGACGAGTCGAACCTTGTCGGCGCGAACGTGCGCGGACTCGGCCTCAAATACGAGGGCAAGCCGGTGCAAACCATCCGCTGCCACCGGCTCGTAGCTCATTCGTTGCTCGCTGCCATCACCGAGATCGCCGATACACCGTCGGCGTGGATACTCTCCGAATACGCCGGCTGCTACAACTACCGCAAGATGCGCGGAGGATCGCGGCACTCCAAGCACGCTTGGGGGATCGCCGTTGACTTCGCGCCTGACACCAACGGCCTGCGCACTCACTGGCCACGCGCTGCCAACATGCCCATCGAGGCGATGGAGGCGTTCGCAAGGGTCGGCTGGCTCGCCGCAGGAGCGTTTTGGAGCCGCGATGCGATGCATTACGAGACAACGCGGTAAACTTTTTTTCGCCCGTTTTCCCTAGTGGAATAAAGGATTCTGCGGATCGCGTAAAAATAATTGCAGAAATGTCTTTTCATTCCGTTCGGCATTGCCTAGGTTTTGCGCATGTCCAACACCAAACAACTCGCCGTCGCTCGCAAGACAGTCAACAGCCTCACCTTCGGAACTCCTGA